GGCCAGCACAATTATTGGACGTGCGTGCTCCAACATTTCTGTTGCAGCCCAGGCAGCGGTACGCTGACTGATATCACCATAAGTAGAACCTGACATAAATTTCTCCCTGCTATCACAGCAGTAAGTTAATAGTTAATAGTTGGCCTAAGCCCGATTAGCCTCTTTTCTGGTAGCAAACGCGTTAAAGGCGTTTTCAAACTCGGAACCGGATTCTGCGTTGGGGTCAATGCGAGCTGTCTTGCTCTCAATGGCCACACCATCTTCTAGTTGCCTTGCTCTCTTTGCTGCCAGGTCCGTAGCTGTGTTATCGACGCTATTACCATCATTGTCAGGTGAAGGGTCAATTCTTAGTGATTCATCGCCTTGTGTCACGCGGTAGTCATCGAACATGCCGATAAGGGAGGACGCATCAGATGTGTCGTCGCTTCCGGCTAGTGCTTGAATACCAGGTGACTGTGTAGCCATCCAGTCACTAAACTCTGGTGTATTTACTGCATCTTGCCACGTTGGGAAGGTTTCTGCTACCTCGCCATAGGACGCTTCCTGTGCGTTCTCGTTTTGTTTGTTTATTACCGGTGCAAGCCTTGAGTTAATGTTCTCACCAACGCTCTTGCCAAAATTGTCTAGCCGGCCATCGATTGCTGCAGATACCTCTGGATAATCCTCAGAGAATTTTGTCCAGCCCTCATCGGTGCCCATCGCTTCTGTGATGGCCTCCATGCTCGGCTGGTCCGGCTTATGCGTCATGCCGGCTATCTGGTGCTCCAGGTTATTAACTTTCTTCTGGAAAGCACCTACGCGGCCATTATCGCTATCGATACGATGCTGCAGGTCCTCGTTGGTTTTTTCAATATTCTGGAAGCGAGCTTTAGTTACCTCATCCATTCCTTCATAGGGGTCAACTTCTGGCTCTGCTTCGGCGGCTGCAGCACTATCGTCAGCGCTTTTAGCAGCAGGCGCAGCATCACCTGGCTTTTCTTCATCTTTATCTGCGGCATCAACAGCGGAGCTGTCTGTGCCTTCTTTGTCATCAGCTGCTGCATCAAAAGCATCCTGAAACTCTTTATCTTCGTTCTCTACAACTTCGGCTTCACCGGCCATTTCAATCTCTCCTGCGGCACATCACGTGCGGCTATGTTTACTTTATACAACTAATTACTTTTCATTACCAGCTTTTGCTGCAGCACTTGCTGTAGCTTTTGCTACCTTTTTGCTAGACGTTTTCTTAGGTTTTTCGACCACCGCTGGCTCTTTGCTATCACCTTCTTTTTTCTGGAGCTCATCGATACGGCCCTTAATCTCTTCGTCTGTTTTTGCGCCAGCTTTTTCCAGCTGCTCTGTTTTGGCTGCCTGGCCCTTCTGATACGGCATCCATTCACACATGCGCTCCAGACAGATATCATCATCCTGGCACAGTCGTACATCACGCTCTGAATAAGCCACACCGTTTGAATCCACGATACCCAGGTTTACCAGGCCATCATTGTGAACAAAAGCGATAGTGGCGGCGTGTCTCAATTCAGCATCACCATCATCATCGAGCGGGTGATACAGGACTACACGGCCTACGGTTGGTTTAATCATTGTTTAATTACCCTCAGTTATTTGGCCTCAAGACCAAAGTTTGCAGTTTCACCCTCAGCTTTTTTGATGGCGAGCTCTTCATAGAAAGACTTAATACTCCAGTCAATCTCATATTTCTTAATACCGGCTTTGCTGCGGATATCTTCCATCTTCACATTTTCACCGGACGCGGCTTTAACCAGCTCAATCTCACGATGAATCAAAGCAATCTGGCGCTCACCCTCCAGGATGGTCATCTTAATCTGAGCCTCTTGCTGGGCCATGCGCTCTTTTGATTCTATCTCCATCTGTTTGAGAGCCTTGGCGGCTTCCAGCTTCATCATTTCAGGGTCAGGCGGCGGACCTTCATCTTTCAGGCGCTTCTGCTCGGCCTCATACTCCGCGTCTGTACGCATAACATCGTCAACCGATACCTGCATACCCTTTGCCATGTTCTTGAGCACGCCACGTGTCTTGAGCTCTTCTGGACCACCAGGCATAGACATTGCTGCGTTAATAAATTCCTGGATATTGCGGGCCTGCATTTCACGGACCAGGAGCACACTGGTACCGCGGGCATCGATACTGTAATCGCCCTTGATTTCATTTTTCTTGTTGAACTGCATGTTCCAGTCATAGAACCTGGTAATAAACTTCGACGTAATATCATCATCGAAATTCTTAACAGCGCGGCGCATCATCACGTTATTAGCGCTCATCCATAGCTGTGTACCGCCCAGGGTTTTCATCATAGCCGGCTGCTGCTGGTCAGGTGAAGTAGAGCCCTGGTTCATGTTTGGTACGCTGGTTTCCTCATCGGCAAGCTGCTTAGCCATTTCAAAGATGTTGGTGAGCTCTTCCTGGTGTGAATCGATGTTAAACGTCTGCATTGCATAATCAGCACGCACTTTCGGGTCATCTGTTTTGAGCCACCAGATTTTACGCGGTGTCAGGGTCCAGTTGTTATCGGACGGCTCCACCATGTTTTTATTGATAATGATTTGCGGACCGGTAGACAGGCCAGCGTTATCCAGGACCATGCGCCAGGAAGCGTTCATTACTCGCTGTGGTGCACGCATACGGTAAGGAACACCGAAGCCGAACACACTTGTCTCGTCTTTCTCCCAGTTAAGGATATTGTATGGCAGCTCTTCTGAATCCATGTGATTCAGCGCGACTTTAATGACTGTGCCGCCTGATAACCAGACAACACCCTCATAAGCCTCAAGCTCATCGTTCATATCAACATCACAGCCACAAGCAACCATATCTGACTTCTCGATAGGGCCGTGATACTCCAGGACCTCGTAACGAGTATCGCCCTGGATTTGAGTGATACCGTTGATTTCACGGAGCTCATTCAAGTAATTCAGTTTTGAGCCGGCAGCGTTTGGTTTGCTTCCCAGGACAATAGCGACCTGCTCTGCCATGTAACCTGGTTGGTTAGCTAGTTTACGCAGCTGCTTAGGCGTCAGTAGGTGGCGCTCAAATACAAACTCAACATCAGCCCACTTGGTAGCTGACATATCAGGAAAGAAATTCCAGGGGTCAACACGTGCGGCTGTAGGTTTGTTTTCAATAGAAGTATCCATTTCCCACTGTTCTTCTGACTTCTCTAACCAGGCTTTTTTCTTACGCTTCTCAACCATCGGGCCTTTGATGACACCGATACCCATAACAACGGCATCATGGATAATCTCACGACAAACAGGATTATAATCAGCCTCTACAAGCTGGTCATCAATCTCATCCTGCATTAAATCGCTGGCTTTCTTTGCAGCCTTAATGGTTTCCTCGGCCATATCCGATTCTTTCCATGGCTCGCCAGTGTCAGGGTCTACAGCCTGGCCACCATCAGCCAGGTTAATAGGCTCATCACTCTCCAGGGCCTTTGCAAGCTCTGGTACCGGTGTCGGCTTAATGCCCCAGTTGCGGTCATCAGTAGGCAGCACCAGGTCTGACCATTTAGACTCAGCGATATTGGCCTTTGCTCTGGTCAGGTTTACGAATACTTTGGATTGATTTTTCTTAGCGTCCTGGTTGCCGGCAGCTGGCGTGCTGCTCATCTTAGCTTCGGTGTCACGGTCATAGCGGCCGTTATAGTGGCGCAGGTCATCTAACCAGCGCTGCTCCAGCTCTTCTTTGAGCCCCACCTGTTTATCGAATTTTGTTTGAAGTCCACCACCAAATATCTGTATCTTGGCCTGGCGGTCCATGCGCTCTTCTTCGGTTTCGGGTTTCTGTTCCTCGTCCTGCTTCACAGCGGTCGATGTATTCATGGTTAATAGCCTATATCGGAGTCAAATATTGGAATTGCGTTGCCGCCATTGTGCTGTGGAATTGGTTTGGTAATCATAAAATCATTCGTCTCACACTCTTGAACCAGGTAACGAGTAGCGTCCATCAAATGGTCATTTACTTTGACAATCTTACCTTTTTCATCGCGTCTGTAAATGCGAAACTCACCCAGCCAGTTGTTACAGGAGCCAAATACTTTCAGCCGGCCAGTCGTTAAACGCATCCAAACCTTATAGATTCCAGACTCTACAGCATTAATTGCCGGCCGTATATTCATACCCAGGTTACGATAATCAACTATCAGCTGCTCACCATCACGCTGGCCACGGCCTCTGGCTGCAGGGTCAATCCTTCCAGGTATCCATTTACCACGTGCTGCCATCGCTGCAGAGTGTATTGCCGGCTCAGCCTCAGCGCGGTAGTGCTCGGAGTACAGATACAGGATATCACTGTCACGGTCCAGGGCAGCGAAGATACCCGCGGTCCGGTTCCAGCCCACATCGAATCCAAATCCACGCGGCCAGTGACTGGGTATCTGGAAGTCAGGCACCACGATATCGTCCTCGGGTACCGGATAGATTGCACCGGAGCCAAGCTGCGGCACACCTTTCGACCTGGCATCACGCTGGTATGGTGGAATCGCGGCGTAGAGTGTATCCCTGGTTTTCTTATCTAAATGGGGGACGTCATCTCAAGTCACCACCCCGCCATAACTACGTGCTTAGCCATGCGGGGCGACCTCCTCCGGCTTAACCGGTTCGGAGCCTTTTAACAGATTAGCTCTCGCGCTGAGTATTTGTAAGTTACTGGCAATATGCTTGCCACCCAAACATAGTGGCTCAATATGGTCCACGTGCATTTTCAACTCCAGCTCATCGTCACACTCGACACAAGCAAATAGTTTCTTTTCAGTATCCATGGCCAGTTGGTAGATATCTTTAATGGCCTGGTCGTTGTTGTCGCTTCCCGCTCTTATACGAGCCTTTCTTAATCGCTGGGCCTTAGCCTTATTGGCTCTGTGGCCAGCGTCTTGTTGCCGGCGCTTGCTGTACTGCTTTAAATGCTCAGCGTTATCTTTCTTCCAGGCTTGTGATGTTGCGCGGTCCATTGCTCCCTTCTCAGGGTCCTGGTACCTGGCTCTGCGGCGCTCGCGGTTACATTGCTTACAGCGTGATTCATAACGCATACCAGGATTGCCGGCTGTAGTTGTGTATTTATACTTGCTGAACTCGTCAGCAGGTTTATCTTTATCACAGCGTATGCAGTGTCTCATTGCGGTTTCCAGTTATCGCCTTTCGTGACAACTTCCAGGCCATCGACATAGTTCAACACCACACCACGGCCATCTGCTCGCCCAGTGGGTTATTTTTGCTAACGTGGTCATATAAAAGCACGTGTATGTCATTTGAGCCACAAGATGAACACGATAGCTCGCCATCCATGTTTCTAGTTAATTCGCTGGTTAAACTGTTCATACTTTCGGTGCCTGGCCGCCAGGTAAGAAGGACAACACCACATTAGACAGGCCAGATAATGGGGTGAATGTATTAACGATGACGCCCTTTGTGGTCATCAATCGCAGGATTTCCTCAGCATAAACATCTTCACCAGGTTCCTCGTCGTTCCATATCCAGTCTTTCGCTGTACCCTGGAATGATTTACGTTTCTGGTCATAAGACTTTAAACCGATGTAACTCTCTTCACCGCTGGGCTCATGGCGAACATAGATATCTTTTACAGCATCAGGGATACCGGTCCTGGGTGTGGTCCTGATAATGCTATCAGCTGGCAGCATACCGGTACCTTTCTCGCTCAGGCGGCCCAGGAGCTCCAGCTGGATGATATCGCGTACTGTTTCACCGGTATCACCAGCGCACCAGCCATTTGTCGCATAATCGAATACACGGCCCTCCCACCAGTCAGGATAGACGCCAGTGGTCCAGCATTTAACGCAATAGCTGCCGGCTACGGTTTTACCAACACGGTTAGCAGCGATAAAGGCGCACTCGGTCACGTCATCAACATCAGCGTTTGTGTGCTTGAAAAACTGCAGATGTTTAGCGTAATACTCCCTGGCAAACTTCCCAGTATCTGGAAACCAGTCGAGCCACCGGTTCCTGGCAGCGCGGTATATCTGCTCTTCCATCAGCTCGATGAGCTCAACCCTATCTGCATCGGTCATGCTCATTTTAGTTTCAGCTGCTCAATTTTCTTGGTTAGCGTGACAAT